ATCCTGATCCTCCCAACCCACCAACCGGTCCAAACGGTACCATATATGGCGACGTTACTTTTTCTCGAAGTTTACTGTAAGGATCACTTGGTATCAATCGCGATGCTGGCATAGAAGTATTATCAAAATTGTCTGGACGAGCATTTGAGTCTACAAATTTGTCTGGTAAAGCTCTAAACATATCTGCCATAGTAGTGTCAGGATTCTGATACATTGATTTGTAATTAGGATTAAGTCTTTCAATAGCTGTTGTTTTGTCTAATCCAGTTAGTTTCTGAAAATCTTTTAATATGCTAATTTTTTCAGCAGGATCAGTGGTGTTTACAAAACCCATCATAGCGGCTTCATATCTTCTCTTATTAGCTTCTTCAATTTGGCCAGTAGCTGTCAATGCATCAGCTAGCTCATTACGTTGAGCTGCATTTTGAGTATATGCATCTCTTAGACCTTCATTTGTAACTGTATCGACTCGTATTCTATCATTGTTTAATACTTGTGAAGCTGCCTCTAAGTCACCTGATTCTAATGCATCTTTAAATTCTTTGTTTTGTCGGTCAAGATCTTCTTTTAATTTAACTGTAGCTTCTTCTCTTGTATTCTGCATCCATCCATACAACATTACTCCAGCTGCATATGCAAGTCCAATTGCTGCACCAATAATTGCACCTTTAGGTCCAAACATGGATCCAAGACCTGCACCAACTGCTGCTGCAGATATAGCATCGCCAAGTTCTTCACTTCCTGTTAACTTACCCACTTCCTCTCCAATACCAGCACCAACAAAAGCTAATAGACTTGCAATTCCAATTCCTCCAGAAAGGCGTCTACCAAATCTTTTTTTACCTTTTTTAGTTTCATCATCTATATTTTTTTTACCGTCTTCCCCAAGTAAATCTTGTCCTGATGAAACTGCAATCTTGGCTATCATTAAACTACTAATATATCCGAAGCCTGTTTTAAATATTCCTTTTATAAGTTTTGGACCAAATAATAAAAGAAAAGCACCTCCTAACTCGGCGGCTATATCTCCTACTTTTATATCCTTCGTTATATTAATGTCTTCAAGAACATCTGGAATTAATTTGTTAACCATTTCATCAGAAAACATTTGACTACCAAAGTAAGCTCCAGCCGCTCCTATAAATGTTTTACCAAGAGCTAGACCCAGCAAACCACCAAGAGAAGCCCCCCCTCCTAACGTACTAGCTCCAGCTAAAAACCCAGCACCTAAGCCTTGAAGGCCACCAAGAAGGCTATCTATTCCAAAAGCTTTTGATACACCTGCACCCATAGATTTGGGTGCACCTGACATGTTAGCAGCTTTAGACCTTCTTGCTTCAATAGCGTTTTCTTTATCTTGAAGTTCTTGGGATGCAGCTTCTCTTTGTCCAGCTATATCAACATCTAGTATACTTTTAAGAGATGACTTAACATCTTCTAAGGTGTCATTCTGTCCTCTGAGTTCTTCTACTACTTCTGTTAAAGATGCCATATTGTTACCGTTGTAGTTGTTGTCTTTGAGCTTGGTCTCGTTCTTGTTTTATTTGATCTATCAACATTGAGAGATAGATCTCCCTCTCCCATGGTATCATCATTTCAATATCTGTTAATGAGTATTTATAGTTCTGAACTAGCTGATAATTGACTTGATAATAATTAACTAACGTGTCATGGGAGAGGTTTACTAAAAAAAATCCTGGATACCACTCAACGTTATTTGATTTTCCTTTTTACAATGTTCGCATGTGTAGTTCACTTTGTGTGTTAGTTTGGGGAGATTGTTAGCAAAATGTACCAACTTTTCAAATTGTTTTGTATTTAAACTTTCTAAAAAATCATTTATAGATTGTTTGGTTTCATTTTGAAATTCAATTTGTTCTTCTTCGGTTTGAAGTTTATCCATACACATTATAACTAAGTCAAGTATAGCTTCAGTAAGAGAGTCTCCTTTCTTATCTTCCGGAGCTAACAATATTGCTTTGAAGTTAGGATATTTCATTAAAACTGTATATTGATCATTAAGTTTTATTTTTTTATCAATATTAGTTAAATTTATTTTTACTTCGTCCAAAGGTATTTCTACTTCTGTATCCTTTTCACATTCTCCACATTTCAAATTTACTTTTGCTTGTTCTCCTACACTCTTTGCTCTAATTTGTGTAAAGAGATATTCAATGTCAAATGTTGTAAGTGCTTGAACATCTAATTCAGTTGTCACACAAGACTCTATTGTATCTACAATTGATTTTAATATAGCTTTCTCATCTTGTGTCTCAAGAGCCATCATAAGTATTTTTTGCTCTTTAACTAAGAAAGGCCTGTATTCTATTTTTTGTTGTGAGGAGGGTATGACTAATTCATAGCTCGGAAGCTCATTAATCTTGGGTAGTGCCATTCATTTCATCCTTAATAATTATGTAAATAAATTCAATAAATTTGGTAAACCTGCTGGTAAGTTTTTGGGCTTTGTATTTGCAGTTAATCCAAAATCTCCTAACGGAAGATTAAGGGATCTAGTTAATAGTTGTAAACCTGTATTTAACAACCCGCTAGCTGTCGATAGGTTTGTATTGGATCCAGACATAATTCCTGATCTCCAATCCACATATGATAAAGTTACAGTAAGTTCTGACAGTCCATCTAAATCATTACTTAACGAAATACTATTCATTGTAGTTGGGAATGCATCGATTAATGTACACGTGTATACAGCTGGCGCTCCAATAAAAAAGTTTAGAGCGAAGTTAACAAAACCAATATTAGTAGAGAAGAAAGGTACGTTGCCTAATCCTTTTTCAAGCTGTTCTATTTGAATATTAAAACCATATCCACCTGGACCATCTCTATAGCCTACTTCATAAGAGCTTTGATTAACAGCTCTACTTTGCCATGTTTCAAAATAGTTTTTTATTCCATAATCATTTAATAAAGTAAACGTCATGTTAACATCATTTACTGCATATCCATAAGGAACATTTTCTCTTTTAATTCCAATGATTCTCTGATTAGTAAGTATTTGTCTACCAGGAAGCTCCACATTTTTACAAAGTAAATTTATCTCGCGTGAAGAGGCTCCAGGCAATGCTGGTAGCTTAACTCTATAGAGATTGGACCTGGCCAGGCCTCTTTTGTTTGTAACTAAACTTTTAAATTCATCAACCGACATTAGATCATTCCTCGTGAATCTTTATATACTCTACTTCTAGAACCTTTTTGAAAATCTGCTGTTGGAAGAAAAGTAGCTATCTCCCATTCAGGTGCTGGAACTACTGCAAATCTACTCCTAACATTTGAAGTTAGATAATGTTTAAAACATGGTTTAAAGTACTTCATTGTGGAGGCACTTTTCAAGTATTGATAAGATACTGCAAACTTAGTTTTCTCATCAAATTTTTTATCTGATAATTTATCCATTAAACCATCTAAGAATTTAGCTCTTAACGCAGGTGGAAGATAGTGCAAATTGAGACCATAGAATCCTCCATCAGCACTATCTACTACAATTACTAAAGGAAAAGAATCATAGTAAGGTAGCTTGTCTTTAGTTTTGGGATCATAAAAAAACATAGCCATTGCACCAGGTTGAAACTTGGTTTTTAATGCCAGAGGTTCTTCTTTCATCAATTGGTTTCTGTTCACACGACCTAGTGAGCTTGCTTTTCTTCTAAACCAAGCGCGTGATTCTTTTGTGCGGGGGTTAATTCCTTTTCGGAAAGCTTCCAGCTCTAATGTTTGAAATAAATTACTCATGACTGTATTTATAGCTTTTTACGAGTCTTTTTTCTTCTAAAAGGTTTTAATGGTTTCAAAGGAGCCATCTCGTTCCTAGAAGGCTTTGGCATTATTCCCATTTCCATAAGAGTTTTTTCTGTCCATATTTGAAATTCCCACCCACGATCTTTAGCGTATTCATTAGCTGCTTCCCACTTGTTCATATTTTTTACATATGTTAATGACTCTTTGATATATCTTTTGGATCTGTCCACAGCTTTACCAAAAGATTTTTTAGGTGGTTGAGTCTCTTTCTCTGGTTTAACTTCTACTAAAATAGTTCTTCCATCTTTAAAACTTATCTTTAGATCCATAAAGTATCTGTGATATTTTTTATCAACATCATAGAAGTATGGAATAATGGTTTCTTCACTAGACCAATGCTTTACATTTGGATTATGATCACACCAATAAAAGCAGTGTCTTTCCCACATAGATCTAAATACTACGTTGTCAACAGCACCGTTATATTTGCTTTTGTGTTTTACTGTATACTTTCCTGAATAAGCCATATAAATACTCTAAACGTTTTCTATATTTATTAAGGAAAAACTATGACAAATTTTCAATTTCCTTTAGAGGGTACTACTTCTTACAAAGGAAAAATAAAATTCAGAGCTATTCGAGAAGATTATAAGACAGTTTTAGATAAAGCTATCGAAGTCACTGGGCCACTTGGAGGTGATGCTGTCGATAGGTTTGGAAGAAAAACCTCTCAAAAAGTCGCGTTTGAAGGTCTTAGACTTGAAACTGGAAATAAAGTTAGTAAGACTCCACTAGATACAGCTATATTATATTTACCTAATCAAATAAATTTTAGAGATGCAGCCGAGTACCAAAATGTAAGTTTGGGAATGATTGGAGGTGCTGCCGCTTTAGCCTTGAGAGAAGGGGGAAGTGGAGCTAGAGCAGCGTTTGATGCAATGGCATCCTCTGTTCCTTCATTTGAAGATTTACAAGACGCTTTTGTAAACGGTTTGAGAAGTGAGACAGCTCAAGTGGCAGCATTAAGAACTGTAGGTAGATTAAGTGAAGGAGTAGGAGGAGCTATTGAAACAGAAACAGGAATCACTCTTAATCCTAATAGACGTTCTACTTTCAAAGGTGTTGGACTAAGAAGATTTAATTTTTCATTTCAACTAATACCAACTTCAGCTACAGAAGCATTTAGAATAAAAGAAATTATAGGTTTCTTTAGACACAATATGTATCCAGATATAAAAGGACAGTTTGGAAACCTGGCTGGAACATCAGCTGCTTTTACCTTTCCTAGTAAGTTTGAAATATCAATGGTATATGGAAAAAAAAGAGTTGGTGCAATGACTCTTCCCATGTTTTTAGAACACGTTAATGTTACATACAATCCTAATTCAATGGCTTTTCATACTGATGGAGAGCCTCAAGAGACAGTAGTAGATCTTGCGTTCATAGAAGAAAGAGCACTTACTAAACCAGACATTGTCGAAGATCATCGAAGACAAAACTTAGCAGGAAAATATAAGTCATGAGTTTCTTTTCAAATTTCCCTATAGTCGATTATAAATTTGGTAACGAAGTTGACACATCTTTGTTTCAAAACCTTACAGTTTATGTTGATTTAATAGATCAAGTAATTGATAATAGTTCATTATATAATACTTACACCATCCAAGATGGAGAAAGACCTGACTCTCTTTCTTTTAAGTTATATGGAACTGTAAATCATTATTGGACATTTTATCTTCTAAATAATAAATTAAGAATCCAAGGCTGGCCTTTGACGTACCAAGAGCAACATACACGAGCAGAAGTATTTTATCCCAATACAGTTTTAACAACTCAAGAATCCATGCATAGTAAATTTTATCTAAATAACATACTTGCAACAAAACCTTTTGATAATCCTCCTTTCAAAGCTAAAATATTAGAAAAAAATTATGATATGGGTCAACTAGTAGTAAGACCGTTAGAAGAAGTAAGAACTATTACAGTAACTAATGGTGGAGAAGGTTATACTACTGTACCTACAGTCACTTTCACAAAGGGTGGAGGTTCAGGAGCCGTGGCTACAGCTATTGTAACTAGTGGATCTGTGACTTCAATAGTAGTAACATCAGGTGGTGAAGACTACGAAACAGCTCCAACAGTAACAATATCGGAACCAGACGTTAAAGGTAGTACTAATGCAACAGCTACTGCTACATTGTCCTCTAATGCTATATCTGCAAACGCTGTTGTCTACTCTCAAAGAAATCAATCTGATACTACTCTATGGGATGATGACGAAGTAAATTTATTAAGAGTATTTTCAACAGCTAAGCAAAATAAAGCTGTGCATCATTATGAGAATAGTTCAAAAGAAATAGTTGACATACCTTTATCTTCTGTCGCTGGGAATGCACTGAACTTAAATACAGGACTAGTTGGATTAACAGCTGTGACTAATGAAGAAAGAATGTTTGAAAGTAATCAAAGTTTAAGAATAATTAAAATATTGAAACCAGAATTAATTGATCGGATTTCAGATGAATTCCAAAGTTTAGTGAACAGTTGATATGTCAAGAGCGATTGCAAACAAAGTAAATATTGAAAGTGTTAAACTATCCACTAATAGGATAATACCTAGAGATGGCAGTAGAGAAATTGACATCACAGGTCTTACTCAACAAATTAACATTTACGAAAATATTAACTTAGCTTTTCTTACTGGAGCAATGACTATCTTTGATGACCAGGATATGTTTTCATTATTAAATATGTCAGGAACTGAAAAAATAATTTTTACTTTTTCTAGTGAACCATTTCAAAGATCAAGTGGCAAACGAATAACAAAAACTTTTATTATAAATTCAATTACCAGTGAAAAAAGTAATGATAATACTTCATTACTATATTGTGAATTAATTGAAGATCATGGATATGTGGATGGTCTAATAAATTTTAGTAAATCTTATACTGGAACTGGTGAATCTATTATAGAAAAAATATTAGTAGATAAATTAGATAAAACATTGTTCCCCATTGGTAGAAATCCATCTGCTCAACCATTTTTTAAATATATTGTACCTTTCTTATCTCCTCTTCAAGCTGCAGCAATTATAACTAAAAAAATGACTACAATAGATGGTTATCCTTTTTTTCTTTATTCCACCTTGTTCTCTGACCAGTTGGTATTAAAAGATTTTAAAACTATGTTAACTAATTCTTCTTTTAATACAAATAATCCATTTTCATTTTCACAAGCTGATAATACATCTGAGAATCCTTTTGATCAAATGTTCAACCTTGATACTTTTAATCATAACACAAACGAAGATACTTTATCAATGGCTCAAGTAGGAGCTTTAGCTACTGAGCTCAATCATATAAGCGCTACTACACTGGAAGAATATAATTCAAGAATTATTATACCCCATGAATTGGCAGATAATGAACTATCAGAAGGTAAAGGAGGTCTCGTAGACGGAAGATTTACTCCAGGTGAAGAAGATGGAAAAGCTTTATTTTCATTTACTTCAAATGTTTTTAATAGTTTAGAAATGGAAACATATAGAGATGCTGGTAACTATTCTCAAAATGGAAGTATGGAACAATCGAGGCTAAGAGCTATAAGACGAGGTGTGATTGCTTTTATGGCTAAAAACACTTATGTAATGTCAGGACCAGGTATGATATTTACCTCAGGAGATATGCAAACGGCTGTAGGTAATCAAGTTAAAATAAACATACAAAGAAATCAATTTGCACAAATAAACAGCGGTAGCTCTTCAAACATTGACGAAAAAAGATCAGGTGATTTTGTTATGTCTGCTAGAAAATATATGTTTGATATAGCTGACCAAACAGTTGGGTTTACTATGGAATGCACTAGAATATTTAACAATAAGAGTACACAATGAATTATTTTTATGGAGATAATGTAAGATGGTTTATTGGAACTGTTCTTAATGTCTATGATGATCCTAGGCAAGAAGGAAGAGTACAAATAAAGATACATGGAATACATTCTGATGATGAATCTGATATCCCTTCTGGAGATTATCCTTGGGCTCAAGTATTACTTCCAGTTACAGAAGGTGGAGTATCTGGTATAGGACAAGGACCAGGACTATTAGAATCTGCAAGAGTATTTGGTATCTTTTTAGATGGTAAAGAATCCCAAATGCCTCTTGTATTAGGATCGCTAGTTCATCATGGAATAGTACATCCTGGGTCATTGAGAGATCAAGCCTTGGTATCTCAAGGTTTGACTAACACTACAGATCCATTTTCTTTTTATCAAGGTATAGTAACTGATAGAGAAATAAGAACGATGGTGGAGAACAATCCTGATGATATTTTAGTAAAGCGCTTGGCTCTTATGTTATTTTTTGCAAATCAAACGTTTGAAACTCCTGATGGACCTAAGCCTAGATTTACTCCTGAAATGTGTGCTGGGATAGTTGGAAACTTACAAGGAGAAAATTCTCTATTTGATCCTTCGGCTCAATCAGGAGTCCCCAGTACAAAAAGAACATCTACTTTTGCAGCCTCATTTCCAGAAGGACTTCAGCAAGTAGTTCCTGATGCCAATAGTAGTAATGAACCTTCGTTTGGTCTTGCTCAATGGAATGCTAATGTGGGAAGATTTCAACACTTACTAGAGTATTCAAAGAAAAGAAAACTGCCTTGGGATGACTTTTTTCTTCAAGCTGAATTCATATGTCATACTTTATATGGTGTGGGAACATCTGCAGACGGAGCGTCAGCACAAAGTAATGTTTACAAAAAAATGTTGAAGACTTCAGAGTATGTCGGTGGTCCTAATGATAATAATGCTACATGGATATGGTTAGACATATATGAAAACCCTGCTAATAAGGTAGTGGAATTACAAAAAAGAGAAAAGTTTGCTAATGAAGCTATGATAGATTTTCAAAATGCTATAAAAAAAGCGACACCTAAACAATCAACACCTAGTGTTGCAACAGCGACTGGACCTTTTTAATGTCTGAAAGAGCTAATTTATCAAAGAGTTTTAATAACACTTCTAATAAGAATCAAACTGTGACCCAAGCAATAAAAGAAACTGCTGAGTTGCAGACTGTAAATGCAGTTGCAAATTCAAGTAAGTTAGGAAGTACCTTAGGAGAAAAGGTAGGAGGTTTTGAACTTATCGCATCTAATGTAGACGATACAATTAGCTCCATACCTAACTCATTTCCAAAAAATATAGTTAATGATAAATTTATAGCAATAGCAAAAATGAATTCTGATGTTACTGGTCAGAGTGATAAATTGATACAAGATATTAGTAGTTCTATTTCAAGTGATTTACAAAAGTCCTCAAACAATTCAACCTTAACTGCGCCAGGACAACTTGATGTCGTCACTACAGCTGTTACTCCTGAGGCCATATCAGCTGCCACCAAAGCAGCTGTTCCTACTGCTACCGAAGATGAATTATTAGCAGTAACTAATGTGACAACAGATGTTAATAAAGTAGAACTTCCAAGACTGGCAGAACAAGTTTCTGTATCCAAACATTATAAAGCAGATACAAATCCTCAATCAGATGTTACTGCTGCACTAGAAAAATTACCTGATAGGACTGCTCTTAAAACTTCTTCGGGAACAAATATTAATTCTTTATCTGCTAAATCATCTAGCAGCTATAAATCATTACTTTCTGATACCTTTTCTAATACTGTGGACAGAAATGCTGTCAGTATTATTCCATTTTCCAATGATACAGAATCAATAAAAGCATTGTGGTCTAATGGAGAAGCTACTAGTAACTATTGGAATAATGTAAATGTATCACCCGATGAGCTCAAATCAGAATTTCTCACTTTAACTAGACAAGTAACTGAAATTGTAGTTTTTTCTTCTAACACAGGAAAAGATTTATTTGTAAATTCTAAAAGAATATTTGATATTGAGAAAGCAAGTAATAATAAAGTTCCTCCTGTTCATTATGTAATAACTGCAAGTGGAATAGAAAGATTACTTCCTGTAGATTTTGAAGCTGAACAGTCTACTATATTACCTTACAATCACAATCAAAATAGTATTGTCGTAATGTTAGTTGGAGGAATCAAAGGACCGCATCCTAAAGAAACAGAAAACTTTATTATGGGAAACACTTATTCTTCTAATCAATTAAATAATATAGCAGGTATGTTTAAAATAGCTTATGAGAGTATACCCGGAATACAAATATTTGGAAGTGATCTTTTACAATCACCTAAAAAAGGTCCCCATATAGACATAGTACAATTTAATAAGACAAGATTTAGTAGAGGCCTAATTAACAAGGATTTAACACAAGGGCCTTATACTGCAGATGAAATAGTTAACGCAAGGATATGATATGTCAATAGAAGATGATGTTCCAAAAGTTGGTGGAGATGTACCCAGTAAAGGTAGCAAAGAATTTCCGTTAGCTGAATATGTTGGTGTATCTAGTTTAAACAAAGATATTATTAATAGTAGTTCACCTAATGTGTGGACTGGTGGTGGAGATGTAGCTCTCTCTCCTCAACAATTTGCTAATCAATCGAGCGCGGAATCACAGTATAGAAAGAATAGAGTTATCAATACTATTGGTGGTCATGAGATCCACTTCAATGATGCTGAAAATAAATTAGTTGTAATACATTCAGAAGGTGGTGGAATTGAATACCACGCTGATGGATCATTAACATTTTCCTCTCCATCTGCTAGAGAAGATTATGTTGGCAAAGAATATTCTTTGCATGTAGATGCTGATGGAGCACTTACTTTCAAAGGTAATCTAAAGTTAAATGTGGCTGGTGATTTGGATATCGATTGTGTAAACTTTAATGTTAATGCTAGTGGTAACAAGACTGAGAACATTGGTGGATCACACAGAAAGATTGTAGCTGGAAATTTTGGTGAGCAAGTAGCTGGTGGATATTCAACCACGGCGACTGGACAAACAACAAATACTTATCTTGGTGGATACTCAGCTAATATCAAAGGTACATTTAGTAATAATGTAAACGGCGATGCAAACTTCTTTGCAAGTGGTTATACTTACATGACTGCTGAGACTGATATGAACTTAGCTTCTAACAATATGACGCTTTCTGCTCAAGATATGACTGTGCAAAGTAACACTGGAACAATTGGTGGGCAAACAGTAACTATGTATTATCAAAATGCTTATGCTCAGTCAGCTACTTATTCAGCAGGGGTTACTGCTCCAGCTTTTCATGGAGATCTACAAGGAACAGCGGTTACAGCTATTAGATCAGATATTACTAATTCTCAAGCTTATTCTGATCCGGATACTCATGATGGAAGCGCTGGTAACACAGGTAGCGCAGCTGGATTTACAGCTGATAATACAGCTACTGATACTGTTGAAACAGCTAAGCCTACTGAAAGTATGATGACTGAATGGTTAGGTAAATCAACAGGTGGTATAAGAAGAGTCAAGATAGATCAAGATGAAATTATTAGAAAACATTTGTTGAAAAATCTTTTGAATGGTGGTATATCTGATAAAGTAATGTCCTCTGATCAAATAAGATCAAAGTTAAGAGATGTATCAAATCAAAACAATTTAGATTTTATTACTAATATATTAGAAACTAATGTACTGGATCCTTCTTACTTTGAGAAGATACCTGAACAAGTAAACCGAGTCGTGAACCAAGGGGACCCAAGATTAATAACTACTTTGAATCCTACTGTACTTGCTTACAACAGCAAACTACCTCCCACAAAAGCTGTAAACATAATACCTGATAATAAGTTTAATCCAGATACAGTCGATAAACAATTTATAAATTCAAAGTTAAAATTTGCTCCTGGGATCAGTATGGCTAAATTTTTAGGTACTGAAGATCCTACTAATATTGAATGGGTAAGAGATGTAGAGGATAGATCTGATCTTGCTCGATACTATTATCTACACAGTCAATTAATTCAACTAGTAAAAAATGATAAGAATGAATTTAAAAATTACAGATTGACAGTTTCTGAAGGATTGTATAGACCTGGACCAAATGAAACAATAACTCCAGGAGGACTAAATGATCTAAAGAAAACAGGTAAAGCAGTGGTGTATAGATTGATTGATCAAACTGGGAATACTTCTTTAGCCAAAACTTTTGACCTAGCTTCTCTCTGGGGTAAGACTCAAAACTTTGATAAATTAATTTTAGATTATGATACCATAGATTCACTCAAAGGATTAGAAGCAAGAATAATAGTTATACTTCCTGAACTAAAAGTATCATCCACAGATGGTGAAGATTCTTCTTCTGTGTGGTCAGCTAACTTTAATAGAAAGATTGAAACTCATTACAACAGTAATACAATTGCTGAAAATGAATTGGTTGAAGTTCTTGAGGCAGGGGTTGATCCTGCTACTAATCTATCTCAAAGTAATTTACAATGGAAAAAAACAACTCACAGATTTTTGTCTAACCAAAATGTCAACCCTCCTCAAATTGGATATGATGGAACTAGAGGTAAAATAGATCCTTCTCAATTAGTTAAAGTGCAGGATCTTCCAGTAAATGGAGAAGGCCAAGGACCAGTACTATTATCTAAGACAGGTGCAATTAGATTTAACAAGCTTAAAAAGGCCGCGGCTGTAGATGGTTTTGACCTCAAGCTGAACGCTGGATACAAGTCATTTTACTATCAGTCAAGAGAATATAGTGATGGTGGTAACTCATCAGTACCAGCTGCTACTGTTTCTAGAACTGGTCTTGGAGAAGCAATTAAGATAGCAGATTGTACTTACAAAAGTCCTTTGTGGAATTGGGTAAAGGCTAATGGCCATAAACCAGAAAATGGTGGATGGTTCCAACTGGATACCACTTATTTTCAAACAGTAGATCCCTTTCATTGGTCAGATACTGGCAAGTAACACTTATAAATAATGGAAAAAGAGAAACCCTATGGCAACTAACAGAGTATTTTCAAATGAGGATGGCAAGCTCAATGAGTTTACGCTTATCAATGCTCGTGATAAGTTGTACAAAGATATTGATCTTTCTTTCACTGCCAAGCCAAGTGGAGAGATATTTAAGAAACAAGACGCAGCTGCTGTTAAACAAGCAGTTAAAAATTTATTACTAACTAATCATTTGGAAAAACCATTTGAACCCAACTTTGGTGGGAACCTTAGAGGGTTACTATTTGAACTAGCTGATGAAGATATAGATGATGAGATAGTAGATGATGTTGTATATGCAATTGAGAGATATGAACCAAGGGCAAGGATATTAAATATATCTGTGTCTGAAACAGCTGATTACAACAGCATTTCTATTAAAATTGAATTTCAAGTAATAAGTACAGAAGAAACAGTAGAACTAAATACCACACTTTCAAGGTTGAGATAAAATGGCAACAACAATTAAATCAACAGCATTAGACTTTAGCAGTATAAAGAATAATCTTAAAAATCATTTGGCTAATCAAACTGAGTTTTCTGATTATAACTTTGAAGCATCTGGTCTATCAAACATTTTAGATGTGTTAGCATACAACACTCACATAAATGGTTTGATCGCTAACTTTGCATTAAATGAATCTTATCTTAATACAGCACAATTAAGAAGCTCTGCTGTATCTCTCGCTGAAGGTATTGGTTATACTCCAAACACTGATACTTCTGCTCAAGCACTAGTTCGTATCTCATTTACTACAAGTACTACTCCTAGAGATAGTATTATTTCTTTGCCTGCTTTCACAGAATTTACAGCTGTCGTGGACGAAATAACATACACATTTCAAACTACTCAAAGCTTTTTTGCTACTGATAATGGTTCTGGTTATTATGAATTCTTGACAACAACCGGTTCTAATCTTATTCCATTGAGGGAAGGATCGAGAAAAACTAAAACATTTTTAGCTGGAGAGTATGAAGAAAATCCTGTATATGTTATTCCTGATACCAAATTAGATGCAGCAACTGCTACAGTAAATATTTTTCCTAGTGCTACAAGCACAGATGCTACTGCATATCAAAATATCAATAACATATCCACAGTAAGCGCTAGCACAACTGCTTATGTGTTAAAAGAATCCCCTAATGGTAATTTTGAATTATCATTTGGAGATGGAGTGACCTTTGGTAATGCTCCTGAAACTGGTAGCAGGATTGAGATAACTTATCTTTCTACAAATGGAGCAGATGCTAATTCAGCTTCAACCTTTACACCTTCTAGTTCTTTAAGTGGAGGTGGAGTAACAACACCGTTAACAGTTATCACATCTTCAAACGCTTCTGGGGGCCAAGCAAAACAAACAATTGAATCAATAAGAAAAAATGCTCCTTTCCAATATGTTTCTCAAAACAGGATGGTTACAGCAGAAGACTATACAGCTCTTATAAAGAAAAACTATTCAACTTTTATTCAAGATATTTCAACATGGGGTGGAGAAGATAATGCAGAACCAGAATTTGGTGCTGTGTATGTTTCCATTTTATTTAATGATAATGTAGATCAAAGTACAAAAGATTCCATAAAGAGAGGTATAGTAGATTTAGGTAATCAATTAGCTATTATATCATTTAAAGTAAGATTTGTTGACCCAGTTCAAACTTTTATAGAACTGGATACTACCTTTCAATTTAATCCAGACTTAACAGATAAAAATTTAAATGCAATAACAAATCAAGTAACAACCGTCGCGGCAAATTACTTTGGAGCGTTTGGTTTATTTAACAAATCCTTTAGACGATCTAATTTGTTAACTCTAGTTGATGAATCTAGCACTGCTGTCTTATCATCAAGAGCTGATGTAAGAATACAACGAAGATTTACTCCAACAGCTCCTTCCTTAATAGCAGTGATTAACCAGTTAACTTTAAATTCCTTAGAAGCTGCGCAAATAAATAATGTGGTAGGTTTAGTTTCCAAACGTAAGTTTGACTCAGCAGCTTCTTTCTTAGTAAATGGAGAGTACACTACTAGCAACTTTACTGATGTAAAAAATAAACTAGCTGCAACCGCAAGTAATCTTACTCAGGTAATTGAATTTCCTACTTCAATAGCATCACCTGATGATATAAACTTTATTATAAGAAGTACAGAATTTACTCTAAATGGTAGATTATCTTTTCTAAGGAACAAGTTGAGTTCCAATGCCATTCAAGTGATAGCAGCTAATGGAGATGTAGTTATTGATAATGTGGGGTCTTACAATGCAGGTACAGGTGCAGTTACTATTGATTTTTTCAATCCTTCAAGTATAGCTGGTGGAAGAACAGATATAAAATTATCTGTTGTTCCTAGTAATCCAAGTGCAGTATCACCAATAAGAAATGATATACTTTTGTTTGATCCAGATAGATCTTCTACAACAGCATTAATTGTGACGGTAGATAATTAATGCCTGAATATAGTAGAGATAAAACCTTACTGGATAACAGACGTACAGATATTAACTTTAAGAAAGCTGATATTAAAAGTGTCTTGCCTGAATACTTTCAGGAAGATTATCCATTACTAATTACTTTACTTGAAAAATATTATGAGTTTATGGATTCAAGTGGTGGAAGTACTGATATTATCAATCAGCTTTATACACTTAAAGATGCAACAAGTACACCAGCTTCTCAACTAGAAAATTTAGAAGATGAGTATTTACTTGGTACTGCTTACTTTGGAGGTTTTCAAAACAAAAGAGAAGCTATAAAATTTTCTAATCTACTTTACAGATCAAAAGGTACGAAGTATTCTATAGAACAATTCTTTAGAGGTTTTTATGGAATTGATCCATTAATATCTTATCCCAAAGCAAATGTTTTTAAAGTTGGTCCGGTAATTGATTTTGCATTAGATAGTGCTAATTTAGGAGGTGAGCAGATAAGAGAACCAGCTTCTAAAATGGGACCTGAGTCTTTGAAGTTTATAACCGATGATAAACTATTTCAAGCTCTTTCTATCTTAATTAAGACAGATCTTCCCATTGGAGTTTGGAGAGATGTATATAAACTCTTTGTACATCCAGCAGGAATATTTCTTGGGTCAGAGCTAGTTATAACTGCTGTAAACGAAACAGGGTTAACAATTATTCAAGATCAAGCAGGTGCAGGTATAGATCAGGCAATTGGTACATCTGCTTCAGCTACACTAACTGCAAACGCAGTTGGAGATATTACATTAATAAACAAAGACGATTATACGGATAGTAATTTGTACAGACAAGTAACCAGACAAACAATGGATCAGTTACAAAGTGTTACAATGCAAGAACTTGCTACTGGTCAGACGAGCCTTAACCAATTGCTCACACCTAACTCAATCTCATTTGATGAATCAGATGGTGGTGCTACAATCAGAGATCATTCATTAATGAGTGATACATATTATGATTCAGATAGTACTGCTTATGCAGGTATATTTACATTTGATCAGCATAAGTATGATACCTCCTTTGATTCTTCAATATAAACCTTATAAATACTTCTAAGTTTAAACTGGAATAAAATATGACAAGACAAATTATCAACACAGGTTCTTCTGCCAACGATGGTACAGGTGATACATTACGTATTGCTGGGAATAAGATGAATGATAACTTTAGAGAATTATATCTTATATTAGGAGATAGTGCTGGCGCTGCACAAGTGATAGTACACACTGATAGTGGTATAGATTTTATTGGAAACAATGCAAGAACTAAACTAGGTTTTGTTTCAGCAGCAGCACAAGTAGATGTTTTATTGCCAGATAGCAATGGAACTATTCTCACAAATAATAGTACTGCGACGTTAATAAATAAATCTTTAAACGCAGATAGTAACACTATCACTGGTATTGCTGCTTCTAGTTTTGTTTTATCAAATGCTTCTGGGGTTATTGATGGTTCAGTAGCAGCTAAAACAATTCCAGCTGGGGTTGTTGTTGGAACAACTGATACACAAACTCTAACTAATAAAACACTCACATCACCAGTTATCACTACACCCAGTGTTTCTCAAATAAATGATGCTAACACATCTGCTATTATTAAATTAGATGCTACTGGATCTGCTGTAAGAGAACTTACAGTCAGCAACGCTGATTCTTCAGGCTTTGTTGGATTAACAGCTTCAGGGCTTGGTGGTGATTTAAATGTATCAATGAATCTAAGAAGCAAAGGATCTGGCGCAGTTAGATCAGATAAGTTTGCTTTTGAACCAGTCACAGTTACAGCAAATGGAACAGTTAATAGTAATCAGACTTATACTATTTGCAATAAAGGATCTACGTTAGCTCTCACTATGAGTAATGGAACAGTGGACGGTGAAATAAAAATATTTACAAATAAAGGAGCAGGTACTGCAACTATAACACCTGGGAACTTTGCTCACGGTACTTCATTTGCTTTGCCACAATTTGCGTCAGCTCAATGTGTGTGGGATGGAGCTAAATGGTACTTAACAGGAAGTCAGGGAATTACAGTTACGTAATAGGAAAATAACATGGTAGCTATTATTACAGATCAATTAAAAAAAGTTTTAGTTCAAGATCTTTTTGATGAGAACGAAGGAACAAATGTGGGTGATTCAAACAATCACTATTATATTACTGTAGGTCGATCTCAGTCTTGGCAGCCTGTGGAAAATACAGATGTTTCCCCATCACCAGTTAACACAGAAAGAGAACGAAGGCTGCTAAGATACAATATGCAATCTTCTATAGCAATCAATAACTTTTCGTTTGTTATTCCTTTAAAAGATTGGTCAGCAAACTCAAACTACTCTCAGTACAATGACAATGTAGCTGGACAACCAGCTACATCATATTATGTAAGAACTGAAGACAATAATGTTTACATTGTTATAAGAACTGGTAAAGATGCTAATGGTACAGTTCAAGTCTCAACTGTAAAACCTGATCACACTGATACTACACTTCCTATTGAAACAGATGGATACGTTTGGAAATTTCTATACACTATTACAACTACTAATGCTAACAACTTTCTAACAGGTGAGTTTATGCCAGTCAAGTTTATTGACTCTGCAGTAGGTACTGATCCTGAATTCTCACAATTTTCAGTGCAAAACGCAGCGGTCCCTGGCCAGATAATTGGTTATAGAGTAACTACTAAAGGTGGAGTTTACTCTTCTGCGCCTTCTATTAGTGTAGAGGGTAACGGAACGGGTGCTAGAGCTAAAGCTGTATTGAACACAGCTGGTGGTGTAGAAGCTATTGAAATAGATGATAGTAATGGAGCTGGTAATATTGTTACCAGAATGGGTTCAGGTTATGATTATGCCAACGTTGTAGTAAATGGTACTAATCTATCAGTAGGTGGCATAACAGCCGCTGCTGTTCCTGTATTTGCTTCACCAGCCGGTATGGGTGCAGATGCTAGAGAAGATCTTAGATCTGGTTCTATTATGTTTAATGTGAAACCAGCTGGTAATGTTAGTGGAGATTGGATTGTAGATAATGATTATAGACAACTGGGTATTTTAAGAAATCCAACACAGTTTGGATCAACAACTTTATTTACGGATGCCTCTGGGATTGCTCAAAATAGAATAACATTAACAACTTCTCCTGGTGCAAACACAATTCAATATGCCAATGATATAAAAATTACTGGTGGCACTTCTGGAGCTCAAGCATGGTTAGACTTTCATGATGATTCAAATGGTTTGTGGTATCACCAAGATGAAACTACTGGATTTGTAGCATTTACAAATAGTGAAGTTGTAACAATAGATGGATATACTGCTTCTACTCTAACTATCAATCAAGCGTTGGTCACTCCCGATTTCGATAAATTTACAGGTGATCTATTGTTTATAGATAATAAATCTACAGCTACTACAAGAGATGCAGATCAAACTGAAGACATAAAACTTGTTATAAAACTTTAAGGGTAAACCATGGCGACTAATGTAACACAATCAACTTTTCTTAGTCAGTATAACGATGACTTTAAAGATAGTGATCACTATCATAGAGTATTGTTTAATAACGGTCGTGCTCTTCAGGCACGTGAGTTAACTCAGCTACAGACTATTATTCAAACTGAGCTGTCAAGAGTTGGAGCGTTCATATTTAAAGAAGGAAGTGTGTTTAACACTTCTTATGGTTCTTTGCAATCAGGAACTAATGCTGTTGATTTTGTAAAAGTAAATTCATTACCAACCAATTCTAATTCTTTATTAGGTCAGACTATTACCAACGCTGCTGGTCTTTCAGCTACAATCAAAGTAGTAATACCTGCCGCTGATGGTGATCCGGATACCTTATTTGTAAGGTACATTGATTCTAACAATGTAGCTCAATCTGATACAACTAAAGCAGTTAAGTTTGTTCCCAACGATGTACTAACATATTCAACTGGATCCTTGACTGTACAAACAACTAACACTTCTATTAATCCTGCAACAGGCAGAGGATCCTTAATTGAAGTTCCTTCCTTTTCAACTTTTGTAGCTGGTCACATTGTTATGGTGGAAGCTCAATCTTTGGTCATTTCAAAATATACTAAAGCTCCAACAGCTGTAGTAGGATTTAAGCTTGAAGAAAAAATTATTACTTCAGGTGATGAGATAGCATTATTTGATAATAGTGGGTCGACTCCAAATCTTACATCTCCTGGTGCAGATAGATATCAGATCTTAATGACTTTAATTAAAAAAGAAGATATACAATCAGGTGAGACTTTTTATCCTGTTTATGACATTGTCCAAGGTAGAGCAAGGGCTATAAAAAACAGAGACAACGTTCTTAATGAAATGGGTGTTATACTTAATAGTAGAACTAGTAGTATTTCTGGTGATTTTATTGAGCGTAGTAGTCAATATGGAGTATTTGATCTTCACGTAGAAGATGATAGTGATAATGATTTTCTGAAATATAGAATAGCAGGCGGTGTGGCTTTTGTCGGTGGTAATAGAAATGAAAGAACTAAATCTACTACACTCAGAGTAAAGAAACCTAGATCAGACCCTCAAAACATTTATGAAAACGAACCTGAGTTCGTTTCAGCTAACTATGGAAATTATTTCTTAGCTGATAGTATTCATGGCTTAATTGGTAACATTACTAATTTTGCCGAAGTAGAACTCTTTGCTGGCGACACTCGCACTGGCGGTATAATTGGTGAAGCTAGAATACGTAATATTGATGAGTTTGATAACAAATATAGAATCCATGTTTTCGATGTTGAAATGGATAGTGATGGTACTGGTACACAATTTCGTATAGGTCAGACACGTTCTCTGGGTACTTCTACTACTGGTGTTGCAGAATTAATAAGAGATAAAAAAGGCCAGTTTGATTTACAAGATCCTTTCCAAAATACATTTATGTTTCCTCTTGCAAGAGAAAGAGCAAATACTATATCCAATGTTACAATGGCTGTTAGAAAAGTTTATACAGCTACAGCAAATGGATCTGGTCAAGCTACTTTTAGTACCGGATCATCAAATACATTTGCAAATCAAGAAGATTGGATTGTAGCAGCAGACAGTGCTTACAGCTCAGCAGTAATTAATCCTCCAACTACTTCTGGTACCATTAACACATCTGTAACTGTGACAGGATTACCAGCAAGCAAAGATATTAATTTATTGGCATATGAAAATACATCTGCCACTAGAAAAACTAAAACATTAAATGTAGCTACAGTAGAAAATAATGTAACATTTGTGGCAGGTAAATTCTATCTATCCAATGTTGACATTTATAGGTTTACTAGTGTAGTAGATAATGTTACCAATGAGGATATAACATATAAGTTTATCTTTGATAATGGACATAGAGATAATTTTTATACAGTAGGTTCTGGTAGAATTAAAAATGGTGTTGGAGAACCAACAGGCGCGTTGACTGTTACATATGATTTCTTCTCTCATTCAAGTGGAGACTTCTTTGCAGGTAAACCTTCATATCCAGACGTTGATTATCAAAATGTTCCCGTGCATACTTTAAAAACAGGAGAAGAATTTAGACTTACCGATGTAATTGATATGAGACCTGTTAAAGATACTGCAAATACAGATACCTTTACTGGGACTGGAGCCTATGTAGAAAACATTCCAAAGAATGGTGGAACAATTACTCTTGGATCAGCAACATACTGGAACCCAAGAGTTGATGTTATTTCTATGAGTCCAAAAGGTGAATTAGAAATACATAGTAGTAATTCAGGTTCGACAGCTCAATATCCAAACAATGTTCCATTACAGAATTATCCTTTGCATGGAATAGTTCTTAATCCATTCACATTGGATAAGCACGATCTAACAATTTCTAAGTTTGGTAATCTAGGTTATCAAATGAAAGATATTGATGAACTAGAAAATAGGATAAGTGACCTAGAAGTAAATTCTGTCCTCAATATGGCTGAAATAGCTACATTGCAAACCACTATTCCTGATCCGTTAGATTCCTCAATGCCTGACAGAGTAAAGTTAGGATTAACTGCAGATGGATTTAGAGATAACAGGCAAACAGATGTTTATGATAATGATAATAGAGTTCTTATAAACAAGAGCACAGGATCTATAGCTCCAATAGCTTTTGCAAGAAACTTACCTATGAAGTATGATTCTGATGCTTCGTGGGGTACTGTTATAGTAGGTAATACAATATGGCCTAAATATATTGAAGAAGTTATGGTAAATCAAGACTTAGCCTCTGAAGCTACTAATGTTAATTCATTTGAGATTACAAAATCAATTGGTGCTGGATTTCTTGATCCTAATATTGATACTTGGACAGTCCGCAAATTGCAAGATCAAACTTATGTAGCACAACAAACTAATTCTTTTGTTGCTAGTGGCACACTGATGCCATCCTCACAAGGTGATAGGAATAATTAAGGAAGAAATATGGGTTATATAACAGAAAGCAGAACAGGCACTAGAACTCTTGATAAGCAGAATACTGGTACCAGGACTGCATATAAAACAGCTTATTCAACTATGGAAGCTAATTTAGGGTTTGATCTTATTCCAATCATAAGACCAAATTTTTCATATTTTTCCTTTAGTGGATTGAGGCCTAACTCTCCTCATTGGATATTTTTTGATGGTAAAAGAATAACACACTTTTGCAATACTTCATTCAATTCGGCAACATATAATACTTTAAATAGAAATAATTCTATAAGGAATCCAGGTGACAAATACATTCATGAAACAGGTTTTCCTGCTGAACTTGGTGGTCCTACTGCAGCTGTAGGTCAGCCTGTCTATTCAGACGCGTCTGGTAATCTAGATGGTTTATTTTACATTCAAAGTAACGCAGCAACAAGTTTTCCAACTGGGAATCGATCCTTAGTTGTAAGTGATATAAGTATTTTAGACAAAGAAGAATGTTTGTCTTGGGCTCAAGCTGAATATGCAGCTGTTGGTGAATATGAACTATACTATCAATATCAGCATGCATATCAACAAGCTTATTCAGAAACTTATCAATACACTACTTCTTATGAAGAAGAATATCAATATAATGTACAGACTTGGGTCGACGATCCACCTGTGCCTCCTCATGTTCCGACTGTTGTACCTGACCCTGTGGCTCCTGATACTCCTTTTGTTCCAGTTCCACCTCCTGAGGAAGAACCACCTGTGACTCCAGCTGTAATAGAAAGTGGTTCTTCTGAAACTACTACTACTAAGAGCTCCAGTAAAGGTGGCGGTGGTACTAAAATGAAACACGTAGTAGAAACCGACAAAAACGGAAATAAAACCACTTATTATATGAATGAAGAGGCTGCAAACATCAGAATAAATAACGATAACATGAGTTTTACTAATAAAGATGGATCCAAAAACAAACCAAAACCAAGAAAAACTACTGGTAATCAGACAGTTCTTTGTAGCTTGTTGCACAGGAGAGGATATCTTAGCGAAGAGATATGGCGTTTAGATACTGCTTATGGTCAAATGACCAGAGACACAGATCCAGATGTTTATGATGGTTATTATGCTTGGGCTCAACCTGTTGTAGAATGGATTGAGAGAGATACTATGTTAGCCAGAATTGGATTCTACACATTAGCACTTCCTTTAGTTTCTTCTTGGGCAAAACACATTGCACATAGAATGGAACCAGACAACCACAAAGATAATTTACTTGGTAGATTTATAATTACAATTGGTGTACCATCTTGTAGAGCAATTGGAAAGATGATTAAAGATAAGAGAGTTAAGGTGTAACATGACTGCATTACTACAACTTACAGATCAATTCAATCCACTCGCACAAACGTTCAGAGTTACTGAACCAGGTGGATCTGTTCTTACAAGTGTGGGTGTCTTTTTTCAAAGAGGTCCTGCAACAGGTGAAGAACAACTTCCAATAACTTTAGAGTTAAGACCAACAGTAAATGGAACACCCTCTGCTACTAGATTTATTCCTGGAACCAGAGTTGTTGCAACCGCAGCTGCTATAAGAGCAATAGCATCTGAAACTTTTAGTTCTTCTACTGAATACAAATTTACATTTAAAGAACCTGTTTATGTCCCTGCAAATGTAGAAATGGCTATTGTACTTGCTACATCAGGTAAAGTAGGACATTACAAAGTTTGGTCAGGAACTCAAGGACAGCATGTGGCTGGTTCAACAACTAAACTAGTTACTAAAGATCTTAATAGTGGAGTGTTGTTTAGATCTTCAAACGGCACAGTATGGACTGGTGATCAAACTAGTGACTTAGCTTTCAAAGTTTATAGAGCAAGTTTTAATTTCCAGTTTAATGTAGCTTACATGGAAGTAGATACACCACCTCTGAAATCGCTGACAGAAAACACTATCACAGATAATATTATTAAGTATCCAGCTGACCCATTAGTGTTTACTGGAGGATCAACTACAATGAGTGTTATTCATCCTGCTCATGGATTTATAGTTGGAGATAAAGTAAAACTTAGATCAAATTCAACAGCTTTAGATAGTGCTGATACAGTAAATGGTGTATCTGGAGCTAACCTTTTGAAGACACATACTATCACAGCTGTGGATGCTTTTGGTTACTCGATGACTCTCGCGCAATCTGCGGATTCAAGTATAAGAGCTGGAGGTACCAGTTTACTGGCTTCTGAACAATATACAATAGATGGATTCAAAATGGTATTGCCCAGGATCACACCTCCTTTGACCAGAATGTATGCAGAAGGTGATTTTACTACAACTACATCTATCGCTGGTTCGGAAACTGCATATCAAACTGATACCAAAATTCCAATAGAGTTTGATAATGTTACTTATTTTGAAGATCCACATTTAGCAGCATCTAGAGAACAAGAAGAAGCTGCAACAAGATTAAATGGAGAAGTTTCAACTAAAGTTAGAGTCACATTAGAAACTCAAAACAAATATGTTGCTCCTTATTTTAATGTAAATGCTTCTTCGTTAAATATTATATCTCATTTTATTGATTATCAAGATTCAAGCGGTTCTGCAAATAATAGAAATGCAATGAGTACTTTACCTTATGTTATAGAAAGTAATTCAGATGGAGGAACTACTGCATCTAAGCACCTTACTATTGCTTATGTACTAGAAGATACAGCAACATCTATAAGAGTTATAGTAGATGCAATCAAGCCTGAGGGGACTGATTTCCAGTGTTGGTTTAGAACACTCGCCCCTGGAAGTGAAAGTAACATTCAAGAACAAGCTTGGGTTCCATTTAATTTAACAAACAATCCTCCTAACGCTTCAAATTATAATGATAGAGGTTTTCACGATACCTTTAGACAATATGAGTTTAATGTTTTTGACATATTAGATTTTAATACCTATCAAATTAAAATTACTTTGAATTCTTCTAGATCTACTAAAGTACCAATATTTACTAATTTAAGGACTATAGCAACAGTATGATAGAAGCTCCAGAAGATTATTTAACACCTGTTAAAGGACACAATAACCTTTTCCGAAATGAAAATACTGGTATGATAGTAAGTATAAATAATCATAATTCTAATTATTATAAAAAAATAAGACAAAATAAGTTGAAAGAAAAACAAGAGTTAGATAATCTTAAATCTGAAGTTGGTGATATTAAATCAATGCTAAAACAATTGTTAGAGAAAATAAATGGCTAAGATACCTCACGTAGAATTAGTTGATACAGTCAACACTCACCGCCTGGCTACTAACCGGATCATTGATTCGATTGGCGACTTGGATATACTTACTACTGATGTCAAAACAACGATTGTTGCAGCACTTAACACTGTAGATAGTAACCAAGGTAGCAGAGCAAGTCTGAATACAAAGTCAGGTTCAAGTTTAGTTGATGCTGTTAATAATGTACTTGTAATGGTGGATAGTGATTTAGGTAAACCATTCTCTAACCTTAATACAAAAGTCCAAACCACTATCATTGCTGCAATCAATAGTGCTCTTGCAATGGCTGAGAGTGATATGGGTGCATTTGCATCTTTAAATACTAAAGTAGGTGGAACATTAGTGGCTGCTGTCAATAGCGCAGTAGCTATGCAGGAGAGCGACTTAGGTACCCTTTCATCACTTACTACCAAGCAAAAGAGTACAGTGGTTGCTGCTATCAATAGTGTACAAGCAGAACGTGATAGTGACCTTGGAAATCTAGCCTCATTAACTACAGATCAAAAGAGTACTGTAGTAAATGCATTAAACAGCCTTGTCACTAATCGTGGTACGATGGGCTCTTTGGCGACTTCAGCTACAGGTAACTTAGTCTCTGCTATCAATGAATTAAAACTCAGAGTGGATTTATTAGATAGTGGAACATCAGTTAACTTAGATTCTCAGTTCTCAGCTTTTGCTGCTGGTGATTCATCTGTAAGAGTATTTGCTAGAAGTTTAGCAGATAGTAACTTTACATATTTTGTTAACAGAGTTAATACTGGTGATACAGCTCTAGGGGCTAGAATAGATAGTGATCGAACATCTTCAATAGCGAGAGATGACAGTGATCGTACTGATATTCTTAATAGATTTAAAGTAGCAGATTCAGCTCTTCAAGTTCTTATTGATTCTAACACAACTAATTTTACTACAAACTCTAGAGCCAGGTTTATAGCAGGAACTGGATTAACTTATACTCAAGGAACTGGTGAGTTTAAACTCACTAATTTATCACCAGCTATTCCATCTGGGTCTTATGGTAGTTCGACTGCCATACCTGTTCTTACTGTTAATGCAAGAGGTCAAATAACTTCTGCCTCTACAGCAAATGTTGCAGGTATTGATAGTGTTGATTTCAACAATGCTACTGGTGTACTTTCGATTGCTACATCTGATGGTCAGACATTTAACGAAACCATTGGTCTAGGAGCAAATACAACTGATGGATTATCTGAAGGTACTACTAACCTTTATTATACTTCTACAAGAACTGATTCAGATATACAAAATAAAATTATTAAGTCATATATTGATAACTTAAATGTAGATGCAGATACATTAGATGATCAACAAGGTACTTATTATTTAAATTATAATAACTTTACCAACACACCAACAATTAACAATAGTACCATTTCTATTAAGACAGATAACTTCTTATCAATCGATAGTACTGGTGACTCTTCATTTTTTGGACTAAATCAAGATAGTAATAAATCAATAGCTATCACACACCCATTCTCAGGTGTAACTGCCAACACTTATGGTCAGACAGGTACTGAAGATGGTCAATATATTAAATCATTAACAGTTGATGCACGAGGCCACATATCAGCAATCTCTAGTGATGACTTAGATGATAGGTATGATAATTATAACAAATGGATAATAAGAGGTGATGCAGCTTCTACTGCCAATGTGGAAGGAAGTAGAGCTATCCAATTTGAAGGTGGGAACAATGTTTCTACCACTCTCGATACTTCTGGAAATCCATGGAAGTTGACAATTGATGTAAATGCGGCTGTAGGAGGTACGTTGTTAATAAAGAACTCAGCTGGAACAACTGTAAAAACCATTATCAGCTTATCAACATCTAACTAGAGGGGGGATATATGACTGCTAGAACTCCTCTCAAGCTAGTAAATGATGGAACTAACGCTAACCCAAATTTCAACATACAAGCTGTTTCAAGTGCAGAGCTGACTGCGATCATTAATCAGACTGCTTACTTGTATGGAACCAGCCCCTCAGTAAATTTATCTATCTCTGCTACTAATGATGGTAGTGCACTAGCCACTTTATCAGATACAAGAACCACAGCTGGAGTTTCTTCATCTGGTGCGTCTTCTGCACCTGCTGAATCTTCAACGGCAGAGCCAGGAAGCGTTACTGTTACCTTTCAAAGAATACTACAAGCTACAGACACAGTTAGTGATCTTAGCGATACGGCTAATAAAGCTTTTCCTTGTTATTTGGATAGCAGCAATAACATTCAAGCTATGTCCAAGACAGATTTTTATGATACTTTTATTAAACCAGCTATTGATGTTTTAGTAAGTTCAGGAGACCAGCCTGGTACATATAGAATTCATACTAGTACCTCTCTTTCAGATCACACTAATGTTTCTTCTAATGTTGTATTCAAAGATACAAGAGCAAATACATCATTGTTTACAGCTGGTGGTATCCCTGAAACGGTAGATCAACCTCAAGATATAACTTCTTTTTTCCTGATGAAAACTGATGCTGTTACTCAATTTACATACCCTAACCTATTACAAATAAATACAGATAATGATATTCAGGAATATACCAGCACTGCTATAGAAACTCTGTTAACTAATGGGGTTAGATATGGAGCAGTTAATCTCGCAAGTTATAAGTTAAGATATAATATAGATGGTTCAGGGAACAATAAAGGTTCTGGTATGACTGATACAAAACTTGATGGCAGTGGTAATTATCAGACAAGACAAATAAATGCTGATGATTATCGCGCGCAAGAGTTTCCAGATGGTACAGCTCAAACTATTAATACATATAGATTGAGGATATATAAAGACACATAGAAAGTATATAATGTTTAATAATAATCATATTGTAATTCATGAAGTTCGTTATGCAAACCCACAACAAGATTCTCTAATAGTATTGTTTAGTGATCAAAGAGAAGAAAAACCTCAAGTACAAGAAATGGAAGTTGAAGTACGCAAAGGCGATGCGTACTATGAAGCCGTTCGGAAAAAGGGTTGGACTAAGAAAAAAATTGTAGATGCGACTGCATTATATAAGTTAAATAGTGTAAGGGCTATAGACAAAATTGTAAATGCTAAATTAGATATACGCATGCAGCGACTTGATGAAAGAGAAGAACAACTGAAAAGAATGTTTGAGCAATCAGATGCTCAATGGAAAAAGCTGGATAAACATAAACAACAATTAACACTCGATTTAGAAACTCAAACCAAAAAGAAATATGATGAGATTGATAATGAAACCAAAAAGCGATATGATCAAGTGGATGAGTATAGACAGAATAAGGAAACTGAATTAGAAGGTAAAAGGTTTGAATTAGAAACTAGATATAAAGATGTGAATCACCAATGGGAGAAGTTGAAAAAACAAGAATCTGGAGTTAAAGCCAAACAAAAAATAATTCAGGAAGCGGCACAAAAACAAAAAGAAAAGCAAGTAAAGCTAAATCAAGCTGAAAGTATTATGGAACAAGAGATAACTCAAAAATTTGAGAGATCTTATCAAACTAAAATTCAAGAGATGATAGTAGATACCTTTGAAAGAAATCAAGATCCAGATGATATTTTTAAATTTAAATTAGCACTATTTGAAGTAGATACAATTGCTAAAGCTCCTAGAGAATTTAAATTGAGATTAAGAAAAGCAAAATCTATTGTTCAATGCTATGCTATTGTAAATGATTTATATGAGTTTTTGCAAAATGAATCCACCCAATAATATTATATTTGTAAAAGTTGGTGATCTATATTCTTATAAACACGTAAATAAATTATATAATGACCTGATACAATACTTTCCTTACAGTAAATTTTGGTGTTATACAGACGATTGGTATCATATCAACAATTACATTTATATTATCAATCCCATATCTTCCCTTAAAAAATGGTGGCCTAAGCTAGCTTTGTTTTCTGAAGCAATGCCTTATCGAGGTTCTTGTTTGTTTTTTGATCTAGATATAAACATAAAAGATTATTTTTCTGATAAGCTCTTTTGGGATGGACTAACAATTTTGAATAATTATTCTAAAAAAGATTTGTACATGGCAGAACATGCTTATGATGTAACAGTTAACAGTTCAGTAATAACATGGAAAGCAAAAGAACAAGATCATATTTGGAACCATTTTTGTTCCAATAAAGATTACTTCATGAGAAAGTATTCTGGTATTGATAGATTCATTGTACATGAAAAATTTAATTATAATCTTTTTGAAGATGGATTAGTTAGTATTGTAAAAGATCCAAAACCCAACTGTCCAATAGATTTGTATAATGGATTAATGTATGAGTTATAAAGAATTTATATACAAAAAAGCTTTAGACGTAGTTTTAGAAATCTATCAAAGATCGAGATACAATAAAGAAGTAGACCTTTATAGAATAGTAGATATAATTAATTCTGTAAATGAAAATCAATTTAAAAGTAAGGAATGGTTAGTTAGAGAATCTCTTTCTTTTATAAAAAATAAAGAACATATTCTTATCGCTGGATCTTGGTATGGTTTATTAGGGAGTATGTTAAAAGAAAATGGATTTAAAGGTAAAATTACTTTAGTAGATTCCGATGATTTTACAAAAAACATAGCTAAGAAATTTAACCCATCACCAGATGTAATGGTTAGATGTAAAGATGCAGTAGATTATTTTATTCAAAACAAGAAAAGCAAAAAGTGGGATGTTATCATTAACACTTCTTGTGAGCATATGAGCAAAGAAGATATTCAATTGATGAATAACTTAAAAGATAAAGATGCAGTAGTGGTCTTACAATCTAACAATTATGTAGAAATAAATAGTCATGTAAATACTTCTAAATCACTTGATGAGTTTGTAGAGTATCTAAAACTTAATGATGTATTATTTAAAGATGTTTTGAAGACAGAAAAGTATGAAAGATATATGGTAATAGGCAAATGAAAAGAGTTATATTTACCTACTATGAGCAGATGGATGTCTACTACAAACATGAACGCAATAATCAATTAAATGTAGAAGAATATTTAGATAGACTTATTAAAAATAAAAAAGACTATGCAGATAGTATTGAAGTAGATTTTATATATTATGATAAAGTAAATCCAAGCATTAGAAAACTAGCTACTAATACTTTCAATAGTGATGAAGATAACTTTGTTAATGTAAATTTATTTAAACATATACTTATGGCTAACCTTGCTGAAAAATATGATGAAATAATGTATGTTGATATGGACGTAGTTTTCAATACTAAAAAAAATATATTTAAAGAAATAGATTTATCTAAAGGTATTGCTGTCAAAGATAGTAACGAAGATATTGTAACAAAAGATTTAACCGAGAGTGTTATATTTGAAATCGCAAAAAAGAACCCTACTTGTAAGTTTTTTATAACTCAACAAATGTTAGGTCATAGTGATTGTAACGTAATCAACACAGGAATTATGATTGGAAAAAGTGAACATATTAAAAAAATAAAATTTTTAGAAAGACTACCAAGATGTGTAGAGCTCATTGAAACTATAAGAAACACTCACAACGAGACTGATTTTTTCTATCCTAACAATGAAGCTATCTTTTCTTATCTTTT